TAGAATCAGGCACTGGTGCAAGTAAAATAGATCCTGAAGTAGAACTAGTATTACCAGTTGCTCCACCTTTCATTGCATAATATTTTGGAAAACCTGAATCGGTATTAGCAGAAACATACTCTTCTAAAAAAGTTAAATCTTTTTTAATTAACCAAGTATTAGCTCCAGTAGTAACCGAAGTAGATGTATACACTTGTACACCTCGTATCACTAATGCTCCCGCAGGAACATTAACAAAATCTTGATTGGTTACAAGATTACCTGTAGTAGATGATCGATAAGCATCGCTAGGTACATCTCTAAAGATTCTATACTCTGCATTTAACACAAAATTCTCAATGACAGCATCGGTAAGCACGGTGCTTGAAACTTCAGTATAATTTCTAATGTTTGTTCTTAAATCTGAATAACTAATTCCTGCCATATTATGCCTCTAAAGTTACAGGTCCAGAGGTACAAAATTGTCCTCCTCCTGATACTCCTCCTGTTGTAGCGGTATCTGTGTCCACAGTAAAGTGATAAAAATCTGTTGTGTTTGTAACATCACCGCTTGAATCTCTTTTACCAACTGTAATAGAATAACCCGCAGCTTTTGCAATATTGGATCCTGTAATTCCATCAAAATTATTTGGATTATTAAATCCATCTGGATCTGATGTAGTAGAAATTTTTCCTCTAAATCTTACTGTATCACTCGTTGATCTACCGTGTGATTTTTCAAACACGTTTATAATACCTGAAGAAGATGAAATTGTTTGAAAAGAATCGGGTTCTAATAAAATTAAAGCTTCTGGTTCTGATCGATCAGGCCTTGCATTTAATAAAGATTGAGGGTCTCCTGAATGAGATCTTAATTCTAATTGAGGGTGTTTTTCTTCGTATTCAGATATGTGAACAAAAGAACCATTCCATTCTTTTATCATTTCGTGATAAGGAAATTCCATTCCGGATCTATCTGATATTGCTTTAGCATTTTTTGACATTAAGTTCCTGGAAAGTAAGTTTTAGGGGTTATAAATGAACTAGAAGAAGAACCATCTTCTGATAATGCTCTAGCTAATTCATCTTCATAAAGTAATTTCATAGTTTGAGTTAATTGTGGGTTATATTTTTGAGACAGATAATAAGCTAAACCAGATGCCATACATGGAACAAATCTAAAAGGTACATCTGTTGCATCGGTATAAGTAGAATCTGCATCTTGAATTCTTTTTACAAAATAGAAATGTAAATCTTTAGATGCATTAGTTGAATCTGCTGTTGGATAAATAGTTAAAGTAACTTTATCTACAAATCTTTGTACAAAATATTGAGAAGGAGTTCCTTTAGAAAGTTTGTTTGCTAATGCTGAATATGCGGACCTTGCTATTTTAGTTAATGCTTGATCTGCTTGAGAAGTAGAAGTTCTATTTCCTCTTAAATTAGCTTCTAAAATATCTGCAACACCAAAAACATTTGATGTAGCATTAGTAGAAGAACTAGTTCCATCTCCTGAAGATCTAAAAAAAGTATATTCTGCTTGGCCTTCAATTAAATCAATATTAGATTCTGCAACTTCCCAATAATGTAAACCTCTGTTACCCCATTCTTGAAACATAATGTTTAAAGAACGTCTTGCTGTTTTTAATTGATATCCAGATACAGACTGTAACCCAATTCTTTCATAAGCTTCTTCAATAATTTCATCAACTGCGAAAGTCTTGTCAAAAGTAACTGTGCCTGACGTTGTGTTGGCCATTAGTTACCCTCCTATTTTCTCAGTTCTAATATAATTGTATAGTGATCTAAGTTTGTGTGACCACTTGTTGATATATCAATATCACCAGTTACACCAGAACCAGCATTATTTTTAATACCACCAAAAGATCTAAAATCTAAATGACCTTGAACATTTCCTGCTGCTGCACTTCCACCTAAAACTAAAGCTGGAACATTTGTACTAGCATCAAAATCTATTTGAACTCTCATTCCTCCAATGTCATACCAAATTTGGTCAATAGTAACTTTTGAAGGTGCACCAGATAAAGCTGAAACATCAACTTTTTTTACTGCGCTTTCTCCTGATCCATCTGATAGATTGGTAAATTTAACTACTACTCTTTTATCTGTGTCAACTAATGTTTGACTTGATACTGCGTCTGCCATTTTGTTCTCCTGTTAGAGAACGGAGCCGAAGCTCCGCTCTAATTAAAGTTAGTTATCTATTAAAGTAATGTATACTCAACTGCAATACCATATCTTCCTACCTGGAAGTTATTACTATTGATAGTTGTAGTAGTACAAAGATATAATTTATTAGTTGCAATTGGCAAAGTAATGTTCGGGTGGAACACGTGAATTGTACCGTTTGTAGCATCTAAATCAATATCAATTTCAGTTACCGAAGCATCTGCCGAAATAGTCGGAGAGACTGCAACGGCACCCGCACCAACAACTTCTGTTCCAGATGAAACAGCTGCGTTAGTTGCAGTTCCTGATGTTGCTGAAGCAAAAATGTTTCCAACATGAGTTGCTGCAGATTTAACTTGTACAATAACATTTACTTTTTCAAGTAAAATTTTTGTAGGTGCTGTACTGTTAGCAAATGTTTGTACTGTTGTGTCTAATGTACCAATTTCTACTAAAATATCATTAGCAGAGTATTGTGTAGTACCAGCATTTGTTGATGCAAGAGATGCACCAAACATCATGAATTTTTTAGCACCAATAGTGTTTGTTGAGTTGTTAGCAGAAACAGCACCTGTTAAAGTAGAAGTTCCACCAACAGTAAGATTACCGCTTGAGTCGATAGTTGTATTGTCTGTAATAGCACCAGTTGAAGAGTTTTTAGAGATTTGTTTAAAACCACCTTCTGCTCTAACCGGACCATTAAATGTTGTATTTGCCATTTTATATATTCTCCTAGTTAATGAATGTAGTCTTTAGGCCGTCGACTATACGCGTCTACATTCTAATTTAATGCATAGTAAGATTTTTATACAGTTTTTTTTAAAAAAAGGCAAGAAGTCCTTATAGTGAAAATGATTTTTAACGATGTAACCCTACTTAACTAGCGAAAAGATGAACTTCTAAATCTTTAATGTTTTTAGGGCTTTCTTGTTCTTTTAAGATAGATCTAATAACTGTTTTAATCTCATCTCCAAGAACAGACATTTCAGGTGTTACTTCTCCGTTATTCTCAAGAAACATTTCATTCCATTTAGACTCTAGATTCAGTTTCTTTGCGAATAGTACCATGCTGTTTTTTGCCATTATCTAACTCCTCATAAGTTATATAAAATCCGCCTGTAAATTTTAGCCGATTTGGTTCCCATTCTATATCATTTTTTCCTAGAAAGTCAATAACATGTTTATGGAGTTTTTCAGTGGTATCAATAGGTAATTCACTATCAATATTAAATTTAGTTTGTAATTGTTTGGTGTAAATTTTTATTAAGTATGTCTTCATTTATCCTTTCTATCATAAAAAAAGGGGGCTCGAAAGCCCCCTTTAAATTAATAATTAAAAATTATTATGCTGCTCCTGGAGATCCGAAGATACCTCTAGGGTCAGAGAATCCAAATGAATATCTCTCTCTAGCTTTGTATCTTACGTTTCCAGTAGTGAAGTCACCTTCCATAGCTGTTTTGATAGGTGATCTAACGAACATTTTTAATCCGTTAGGTACATCTGTCTTAATGAAAAATGCATCAGTGTCAGTCAAGTAATGGTTGACCACGTAACCTTGTGGTACCATACCTTTAGACGCTACAGCATTAATATCATTATCAGCTGTGCCGGTTCTACCTGCAGACTTCATAAGTCTTTCAGCAGTAAATTGAAGCGCAGAAGGAATAATCATTTTTACTCCTCTTGCTGCAATTTTAAGTCCTCTTTCATCAGTAAACGCTGCAATGTCAATTAAAGACTGCTCTAACGAAGTTTCGTTTAAGTCAGCTGCAGTTGACAACTCATTTTTGAAAGTTCCTGCAACGATAGGGTGGTCAGTAGCACAAAGCTCTTTTCCGTCCCCACCTGCAAAAGATGAACTGAAGGCGTTGTTTAAAACATTTGCAGCTTTAGTTTGCTTAGTATTAGCCATAGATCTAGCTAATGCTTTTGTATATCTAGACGCAAGTCTGTCGTACAAATTATCTTCGATCGCTTCTTCAGTGATCGAAAATGCAAGTGCAATTGTTTCGTTTGTATAACGAGCTGTGAACGTTTCGTTTGCAGAATCAAATGTTACGCCTTGACCTTCAGCTTTTACTGCTGCAGATCCAAAGCCTGATAACATTACTTCTTCTTCGAAAGCTCTGTCTGAAGTTTCTGTATCAAAAATTTCAGCATGCTCATTTTCATAGTTTTTGTATTCCAGGCCGAATAGTGCATTCAATCCTGGCTCTAGTTCTTTAACTAGTTGTCCTCTTGTGATAGCCATAATATATTCCTATACTCCTGTTGCTGTTAAGTATAAGTGCTCAATGATGATCACTTTCCAATTAACATTTGCAGATGTCAAATCATTATTTTTAGCATCGTCAGATACTCCAATAATTCTTAGATTTGCAGTAGTTGTAGCTTGAGTGCTATCGCCTAATTCAGTTTTAGAAATGAAATTAGGTGTTACACCCGCTCCAACCGCTACGTCTGCGTTGTTGAATACGTCTGTTTGTCCTGATGCTCCAGAATTGTCACTTTGAATCTCATATAGTTGATGAGGATTGTCAGAAACAAAAGCTTTAATATCAGTAGCCGCATTTGATGCTTTTAAATTATTAGCAAACGTTGGTTTGCTAGTAGTAGCATCGGTAAAGAATACACCCTGAAGTGAACCTAGTAATTGTCCGTTGTCAGATGCTGCTGCAATTCCAACTGTACCTGTACTGATTGCTTGGATCAGGTCATTTTGGAACATTGCAGATGCACACGCGGCAACTTCAAATTCAGTAAGTCCAGAGTTCATAGGCGCACTTCCTAGATAGCCAATCGGTTTTAAACCGAAAGCTGCGTCTTGGTTAGCCATAGTTGTTCTCTCCTTTTGTTCAAATTAATGAACGGTTTATTTTTAAATTCTTTGTTGGATAAAAATCGTTAAAAAATTAACTTTTTTTCGAGCCACCAAAGGTTACACGAGTTTGCCTCTCTTGATTGATTGGCATACTTGGATGCTGTTCCTTCAGTAAGTCATTGTCAATAGCGTCTGTTTTATCTTGAGTAACTTTTGCGTAATACTCTTTTCGCGCTTCAACAACTTCTTCCGGTATCCTTCCTAGCAGAAGGCCACCAACTCCGATCACTCCCTTGTATTTACCGTCTTCCACAGTTGGGAAGTCTGACTCAGGATATTCATCTGCTCTTACGAGTTCGAATCCTGATCTCAAATGGCCAGCTAGATTTTTGGTATCATTACTACCCATAATCTCGGCTCTTAACCATCGGTGTTTAAACCCAGCGGGTGCAGGGGGTGCATCTAAAGATGACGGTGGAGTCCATGTAGTCTTTTTAACTGTTTTAGCTCTACTTTGGCTCGCACGAGAAGTTTTTATTGTTTCGTTTTTCATAGCGTTATATCTCCTTCGTGATATTTAATTGTTTCGCATACTCTTCGAGTGGCACACCTAATTTTTTAGCGATTGTGACTTGTGAGGGTGTGAGTCTTACAGTCTTGCGGCCTGGTTTTACACTTCGCTTCGCTGAAGCTACTACTTGTGTTGGTTTAGCCGATTCCGTTGGCGTAATAGTACCAAATTTTTGAGGGAATTCAAGTCTTATTCTTTTATCTATTTCAGAATAATATTCCTTACTTTTTGGGTCAAAACCTTCTTCTTCAGTTAATTTTTTGTGTAAATCAAAAGCAGTATAAGTCATTGCACTATTTGTTCCAAACCAAGAGTTTTTACTAGCCCACTCTTCTGCCTGTTCATCTATAGGTGCTGGTTGTTGAGATACAGCTTTGTTTAAACTAGGTATTTCTGCTGATTTACCTTGTCCCTCAAACCTTGATTTTTGAGTAGCTAAGTTAGCTTCTTGAACACCTAATCTAGCAATTTCTTTTTGAGCTTCAATTTCTGCCTTTATATCTCCTGCTTCTCTCGCTGCTCCAAGTTTTGCTGCTGCTGCATCTAAACCAGATTTAATTCCAGTTTCTATATTTTTTAAATAGTTTGGTTCTAATTTAGAAAGTTTAGATTGAGCAAGTTGTGCTTTTTCTTGAACTCCTTTTGCATACTCTAAAGCGGCTTCTTTTTGTCTTTCCGCTTCACGCATTTTTTTAGTTAGTTTAGCAATTCTTTTTTGAACTCC